ACAGAGATAAAATTTCTAATCCGCTGGGCTTTTTTGGAAAACAGCGGTTTATCGGTCAAAAACTGCGATTATCATCAAATAAGGGCGATTATCGGGGATTCTTTCGGACGTTTCCCCATAGCTGCTTTCAGAACATCGAGAAGGGAGTTTCAAGGCATGGAAAAGAAAACTGAGGTGGCGAATATGGCAAAGAAGAGTCTTGACGAGCAGGCAGTCGAGATTCTGCGCATTGCGGAAGAGGCTGGCGTGCAGACGAACTTCTTCTTCGTGACCACCTTCAAACGGTACCAGGTGCAGCTCAGCAACCTCTCCGAGCTCGAGAAGGCAATCAAGGAGACTGGAACGCTCGTCACCAAGGAGTACGTGAAGGGCCGCGCCAACATCTACGTGAACCCTGCCGTCACGGAGTACAACAAGACCACCGACAGCGCAAACCGCACGGTTACCACGCTCATGAAAATCATCAAGGGATTCGCCAAGGAGGACGAGGAACGCGATTCTGGGTACGACCCCCTCATGGCGATAATCAACGGTGAGGACAATGGCGAGGAATAGGGGCTACGAGTATTGCGAGCGTGCGATAGACGCGGAAACCACCCCGCGCTACGTGCAGAAGCAGATGCGCCTTTGGATGGACGTTTGCGACGGCAAGAGCGACAAGTACTTCGTGAGTGACGCAAAGATTCGTCAGGTCGAATCAATACTGAAGCTGCTTATCATGCCGAAGGGCCTGAAGACTGGACAGACGCTCTACGAATGCACGACTGGCTACCAATGGCTGCTCTACATCGCCGTCCTATGCACCGTCTACCGCGACAATCCCGAGAAGCGGCGCTACGAAATCGGGCTTCTGGAAATCGCCCGAAAGAACTTCAAAACGTACACGGTGGCGACCATCTTCATCATCCTCATGCTGACCGAGCCGCGATTCGCGGAGTTCTTCTCGGTCGCGCCAGACGGGGCGCTTTCAAGGCAGATTCGCGAAGCAATCTCGCAGACGCTGCGCTCGTCCCCGCCAATCTACGAGTACAAGGGAAACAAACGCTTCAAGATTCTGAACCCGTCAATCACATTCAAGCCGAAGAGTTCGACATACGTCCCCCTGAGCTATTCAACGTCTCGAATGGATGGCAGACTCCCCAGTGCCTTCTGCGCGGACGAGGTCGGCGCTCTTCCCACGAGCTACGCGGTCGAGGCGATGAAGTCTGGACAGCTCAACATCCTCAACAAGTTGGGGTTCATCATTAGCACCAAGTACCCGACGATAGACAATCCTTTCGAGGACGAGGTGGCATACGCAAAGAAGGTGCTGGACGGCATCGTAGAAGACGATACGCTGTTCGCTCTGCTCTACGAGCCAGACGAACCCAAGGATTGGATGACCGACGATTTGGTGATGCGTCACGCCAACCCAGTCAGCTTGGAGATTCCCGAAATCTGGGAAGACCTGAAGAAGAAACGGGCTTACGCTATCGCGGTGGAATCGGCACGCGAGAACTTCCTGACCAAGCACTGCAACATCATCTATCAGGGACAGGGCACCGAGACGTTCATCGACACTGCGGACGTTCAGGCTTGCAAGGTTTCCAACATCGACTGGCGCGGGCGTGTGGTGTATCTAGGCTTGGACTTGTCGGAGACGAACGATAACACGGCGGTCGCTATGGTCGCCGCCGATGATGACGGCAACATCCTCGCCGATGTTTTCGCTTTCGTGCCAGAAGGCCGCATTCCTGAGAAGAACGCCTACGAAAAAATCGACTACAACGAGTTTGTCAGGGCTGGGAAGTGTGTCGCCTGCGGGGATAGGGTTATCGACTACAAGGTGGTCGAGGACTTCATTCTCGGCATCGAGGAAAAGTACGGCGTGCAGGTGCAGGCAATCGGCTACGACCGATGGAACGCGCTCAGCACGGCGCAGAAGCTGGAAGGCGCGGGCTACAACACGGTCGAAATCAGGCAGCATTCGAGCGTGCTCCATCCGCCGACGAAACTTCTGAGGGAGAAGATTCTTTGCGGCGAGTTCGAGTACACCGACAACAAGCTGCTCGAAATCAACTTCCAGAACGCACGCTGCTCGTACGATACGAATAAAAACATGTACGTCCATAAGAAGAAGAGCAAAGGCAAGGTCGATATGGTCGTTTCGCTTATCAACGCCGTATACTTGCTTCAGCAGGACGTCGTGTTCAATCAAATGCCTGACTTCACGGTTCAGGTTATCTAAGGGGTGGTTACATGGGATGGTTCAGCGATAGGTGGGAGCGCAAGCGCTCCGCCGAGAACGTCATCGGCAACGACGGCACGGTGAACGACGTGCTCTTGCGTGCGCTGCTCAATGACGAGCCAATCGACCGCGGCAAGGCGATGATGCTTCCAGCGGTATCCGGCGCGGTTGACTTCATCACGAGCGCCGTGGCGTGCATGCCCGTGCGCCTGTACCGCACCAAGAAGGGCGTTGTCGAAGAGGTGGAGAACGACCCGCGAACGAAGATGCTCAACGGGGACACTGGGGACACGCTAGACGGTTTCCAGCTCAAGAAGGCGATGGTCGAAGATTACTTGATGGGCAAGGGCGGCTATTGCTACATCGAGCGCAGCCGAAACGACGTGACGGGCTTGTTTTACGTGAAGTGCGACGCGGTGAGCATCAACATCAACAGCGACCCGATTTACAAGTCGTACGACATCATCGTCGGTGACGGGACGTACAAGCCCTTTGAGTTCATCAAGATTCTTCGCAACACGAAGGACGGCGCAAGCGGCGTCGGACTTACGGTCGAGGTCGCCAAGGCCCTTGAGACGGGATACCAGACGCTCATGTACCAACTGGGGTTGGTGAAGGCTGGCGGAAACAAGCGCGGGTTCCTGAAGAGCCAACGCAAGCTGGGACAGGAGGAAATCGACGCGCTAAAGAGCGCATGGTCGAACCTTTACGGCAACAGCGAGGAAAACGTCGTGGTACTCAACAACGGCTTGGAGTTCCAAGAGGCGTCGAGCACTTCCACCGAGATGCAGCTTAACGAGAACAAGCGGACGATGGCCGATGAGATTAACGGCATCTTCCACATCAAGGACAACTTTGAGGAGACGTGGAAGTTCGCAATCTACCCCATCGTGCGGGCTTTCGAGACGGCGCTAAACCGCGACCTTCTTCTTGAGCGCGAGAAGCGAAATTACTTCTTCGCATTCGACAGCCGTGAAGTCATCAAGGCGAGCTTCAAGGAGCGTTATGAGACGTACCAGCTTGCAAAAGAATGTGGCATAATGACAATCAACGAAATGCGCCGCAACGAGAACATGAACGAGGTTCAGGGGCTTGACATTATCGACCTCGGACTCGGCTCCGTTCTCTTCGACACCGCCACGGGAGAGACGTACACCCCGAACACGGACTCCACGAAGGCGGCTGGCATTTCGGATTCTGGCGGCGCAATTCAGGCGCAAGGGGGTGAAGCAAATGCAGATTAACATCCGTGAGGACAGCGTTGAAATCGAGGGCTACGTCAACGCCGTCGAGCGAAACAGCAAGCCGCTGCTTTCGCGCATGGGCAAGTTCATCGAGCGAATCAAGAAGGGCGCGTTCGCGCGTGCCCTGAAGCGCAACGACGATGTTCACGTCCTGCTCAACCACGACTGGCAGCGCGACCTCGGCGGCACCAAGAAGGGCAACCTCGAGCTGACCGAGGACAACATCGGGCTTCGCGCCAAATGCACCATTTCCGACAAGGAAGTCATGGAGATGGCGAAGCGCGGTGATTTGGTGGGCTGGTCTTTCGGTTTCCACGACCGAGACGTCAAGAACGGGGTCGAGAACGGCATGCTCACCCGCGAGGTGAACGACCTCGACCTCGAAGAGGTTTCCATCCTCGACCGCTCCAAGGTGCCAGCCTACGACGGCACGCTCATCATGGCCCGCAGCGAGGATTCCGAGAACGACATGTTTCTGTCGGAATCCTTCGACGGGGATGCCGAACCGCCCGAGACGCGGGATGACGGACAGCAGCAGGAACCGCAGCAAGAACCGCAGCAGGAAATCAATTACGACAAGTACAAGGCAATGATTGCCGAGATGAAGGAGGGCTAACATGCCGAAGATTTTCCACACCCGCTCCCTGAGCTACAAGAACCTCATGGAGCTGAAGAACGACAAGATTGAGAAGGCCGAGAAGATTCTCGCCGACGCCGAGGTGAACAAGCGCGAGCTTACCGAGGACGAGGCCGCAGAGCTTGCAGAGATTCGCGACGATGTGAAACGCATCAAGGAAGCGCTCAAGATTGGCGACGAGCTTGACGATTCCAAGGACAAGCAGCCGAAGCAGGAGCCTGCGCCCGCTGGCGGCGAGCCGAAGCCGACTCAGGAGCAGCAGGAGCGCCGCGCCTTCGAGAACTACATCCGTGGCCTCATCGTTCACGAGCGTGCTGTCGAGCTGACCAAGACCGACAACGGTTCCGTCGTCCCGACCACCATCGCGCAGCAGATTATCAAGAAGGTATACGACGTCTCGCCGATTCTCGAGAAGTCTCAGAAGTACAACGTCAAGGGCAAGCTCCAGATTCCGTACTACGACACCGCGAACGGCGGCATCACCGTCGCGTACGCCGAGGAGTTCACCCCGCTGAACTCTTCCAACGGCGAGTTCAAGAACATCGAGCTTGACGGCTTCCTCGCCGGTGCGCTTTCCAAGATTAGCAACTCGCTTATCAACAACTCCCAGTTCGACATCGTATCCTTCGTGGTCAACCAGATGGGCGAGGATATCGCGCGTTTCATCGAGCACGAGCTGCTTGTCGGCACGAGCGGCAAGGTGACCGGCCTTTCCACCATGCAGAACAAGGTGACCGCAGAGGCTGCTAACGCTATCACCTCCGACGAGGTTGTGAAGCTGAAGGACAGCATCAAGGACGTTTACCAATCCAACGCGATTTGGATTATGTCCACTGCGACCCGCACGGCGCTCCGACTGCTGAAGGGTTCCGATGGCCACTACCTGCTTCAGGACGATATCACGTCCCCGTTCGGTTCCACGCTGCTCGGCAAGCCCGTGTACGTTTCCGACAACATGCCCGAAATCAAGGCTGACGCTACCGCAATCTACTACGGCGATATGACTGGCCTTGCCACTAAGTTCTCGGAGAACATCACGACGCAGGTTCTTCGCGAGAAGTACGCAGACGCGCACGCCACTGGCGTTGTCGCTTGGTTCGAGTTCGATTCCAAGGTGCAGAACGAGCAGAAGCTCGCCAAGCTGGTGATGGCCAGTGTATAAGGCGCTGAAGTCCTTCAGCGGCTCAATCTCGATGCACGAGGGCGAGACGCGCGAGATTGACAACGCCGAGCTGGTGGCAGACCTGCTGAAGGCTGGCTACATCGAAGAGGTCAAGCCCAAGCGCGGCAGGAGCGTCAAGAAATCTGGGGAGCCGAATCCCCAAGAGTAAGGGGGAAACGACATGAACCAGATTGCGAAAGTCTCGGAGGTCACTTCGACCGACCTTGCGGAATATCTGCGGGTCGGCGAGGTGACACCTTCCGAGGAAGTGTTCCTAAAGACGATTATCGGCGCGGCAACCGCGTACATGTGCAAGTACACTGGCCTGACTGCGGCTCAGCTCGACGAGAGCGAGGACTTCGTTGTCGCGCTGTTCGTGCTCGCCCAAGACATGTACGACAACCGCGCCCTGTACGTCGATTCGTCCAACGTCAACTTGGCGGTGCAGAGCATCCTCGACATGCACTCGGTCAACCTTCTGCCTTCGGCGGTGCGAGATGATTAACGCCGGTAAGTACAGCCACCGCATCCAAATCGTCAGGCCGAAGGTATCGCACGATGCTGAGGGCTTCCCGACCACGGTTGACGAACCCGTTCTCGAAGCCTACGCGAGCGTGAGAACGACGAGCGGCTACACGCTCATAAAGAGCGGGACGAGCTTCGAGGCGGCAACGACCAACTTCACGATTCGCTACCCGCTCAAAACGAAAATCGACCGTGATATGGTCGTTCTGTTCGACGGAAGGCGCTACGAGATTCAGTATCTGAACAACGTTAACTACGCCAACGTCGAGTTGGAGATTCAGGCGAAGGAGGTGACGCACTGATGGCAGCATTCGATGAACAACTTCCGACCGAGCTTATGGAGCAGTTCGAGTTCCTTGACAAGAACACCGACACGATGCTCAAGGAGATGACGCGCGAGGGGGCGAAGAAGGTCTTGGCGAACGTCAAGGCCAACGTCCCGTCGAGCTTCATGAAGTCGGGCATCATGAAGTGCCTGAAGCTGACCCGCTCGTACAAAACGCCATCCGATGACGGCGTTGCCACCAAGGTCGCGTTCTACGGATACTTTTATAACGAGGACGGGACGAGAACGCCAGCGCCTTTGGTGTGCAACCTTTTCGAATACGGTCGCCACGGTTCGCCGTACCCTCGGCACCCTTTCATGCGCCGCAGCTTCGTGAGCAGCGAAATCGAATCGGCCATGAAAAAGGTGCAGGACAAGTACCTGCCGAAGGGGTGAGCCGATGAACGACGAAATAGTCAAGATTTTCGACGGCTTCACCGTCAACGGCAAAGAGGTCCCCGTGCGGTTCATGGCCTACGAGGGACACGGCGAGCCTTACGTCATTTTCAGCCGAGAGTACGACGATAGCTCTTATGCTGGAGACGATTCGCTGCTGGGGTACGTGACATACTACGACTTCGACGTGTACAGCAAGGGCAACCACACTGCACTCGTAGAAGCAGTCAAGAAGGCTCTCGAAGATGCGGGTTGGACTTGGCAATTGTCCCGCTCTTCGGGGGACATGTACGAGAGCGACACGGGATACTTCCACGTGACGCTCAGTTTCGCAAAGGAAAGAGGGATTTAGATGGCAAAAATCGGCCTTACTAACATCTGGTGGGCGAAGCTCACTGAAGCCGATGACGGAGCACCGACCTATGATGGCGCGAAGACCTTCGGCAAGGCGGTGTCCTGCAAGGTCTCCGTGACCAACAACGACGCGACGCTCTACGCAGATGACGCTCTTGCCGAATCCGACAAGAGCTTCAACAGCGCGTCCGTGACGCTCGGTGTCGCCGACGATGATGACACGATTTTCGCGCCCATCCTCGGTCACACCGTCAATGACGCCTCGGAAGGCAAGGGCGAGATGGTGCGCAACGCCAACGACGTCGCACCGTACATCGGCCTCGGTCGCGTCATCACCAAGATGGTCAACGGCTCCCTGAAGTACAAGGGCGAGTTCCTGTACAAGGTCAAGTTCTCGGAGCCGTCGCAGGAAGACCAGACGAAGGGCGAGAAGGTCGACTTCAAGACGCCCGAAATCGAGGGGTCTGCGGCGAGCCTTGCGAACGGCAACTGGTCTGCTGCGCAGACGTTCGGCACCAAGGAAGCCGCCGTCACCTGGGTCAAGGACAAGCTCAAGGCGACCAGCGTCTAACGGCGCGGCCTAAAGGATGTGCGATAATGGGTCATGGCAATCGCCGTGGCCCATTGTTTTAAGGAGGAAGGAACTACATGAAAAGCAAGTTGCAGGTAATCGAGTACAAAGACAAGACGTACAAGCTCGCTTTCGACCTCAACGTCATGGAGGCAATCCAAGACGAGTACGGGAGCATCGAGGCGTGGGGCAAGCTCGTGGAGCCTGAAGATGGTGAGCCTAACATCAAGGCGCTCGTTTTCGGAGCCACGCAGATGATTAACGAGGGCATCGAAATCGCCAACGACGAGGACGGCACCGACGAGAAGCCGCTGACACATCGCAAGGTGGCCCGCATCATGACTGCTGTCGGCCTTGAATCCGTGACGAGCAGGGTGCAGCAGACGGTGGTCGATTCAGCAGCAGATGATTCAAAAAACGCATAGTCCACGACGAAGACGTGATTTTTGATTACGACCCGACAATTAACTTCGCGTGGTACTACTTCATCGGGCGGACGCGCTTGGGGCTTTCGTCCGACAGGGAAGTCGGGAGACTGACGCTCAGGCGGTTTCGGGCGCTCTATCAGGCGTACAAGGACACGTTCGACATAGAGACGCAGATGAGGGCGAGCGGGTCGACGTATGCCAAGCTCGAAGCGCAGTCCATGAGCGACGAGGAATGGTTTTAACTAGGGGGTGGTTATATGGCAAGTTTCGGTGGCGCGGTCAAGCTGCAAGGCGAGAGCGCGTACCGCGCCGCGCTGCGCAACATCACGCAGAACCTCAAGGAGGTTTCATCCGAGCTGAAGCTCGTGTCCTCGCAGTACGACAAGAACGACACGAGCATCGAAGCGCTGACCGCGAAGCAGACGGCGCTGACCCATCGACTCGAAGAGCAGAAGGCGAAGCTTTCCACGCTGCGCGAGCAGTATGAGAAGATGGGCGGCGAGTACCAGCAAAACAAGGAGAAGCACGAGCAGCTGGTCGCTTCGTACAACCGCGAGAAGTCCGAGCTTGAACGTATCGGGCGCGAGCTAGGAACGACCTCGCCCGAGTACAAGCAGCAGGCGGAAGTGGTCGAGAAGCTGAAAGAGCAGGTCGATAAATCGACCACGGCGAACGACCAGAACGAGCGCTCAATGTCGCGTATGCGCACGCAGATGAACAACGCGCAGGCGGACATAAACAAGACCGCGAGTGAAATCAAAGACCTCGAATCGCAGATGGGCAAGTCCGCAACTTCAAGCGGCAAGCTCGGCGAATCGGTCGAGGAAGCCGGGGAGAAGGCGCGGAACGCAGAGGGCGGGTTCACCGTCCTGAAGGGCGCCCTTGCCAACCTCGCTGGCAACGTGATTCAATCCGCAATCAGCGGCATACAGAATCTCGTGGGCGAAGCCATCAACGGCTCGGACTCGCTCAAGAAGTTCGAGTCAACCATGAGCTTTGCTGGCTACGACGATTCTGCAATCTCCAAAGCAAAGGACGATATGAAGACGTACGCCGACCAGACGGTGTACGACCTCGACACGGTTGCCAACACGACCGCGCAGTTGGCGGCAAACGGCATTCAGGACTACACGGGTCTGACGCAGGCCGCAGGCAATTTGAACGCCGTCGCTGGCGGCAACGCCGACACGTTCAAAAGCGTGGCGATGGTTCTCACGCAGACGGCGGGCGCTGGCAAGCTCACGACGGAGAACTGGAACCAGCTCGCTGACGCGATTCCCGGCGCGTCCGGCAAGCTGCAAGAAGCGTTGCAGAAGAACGGCGCATACACGGGCAACTTCCGTGATGCTATGGCCCAAGGGCAAATCACGGCTGACGAGTTCAATCAGGCAATCATGGATTTGGGCTTCACCGACGCGGCGCAGCAGGCCGCTACCTCCACGTCAACTTTCGAGGGCGCGATGGGAAACATGCAGGCGGCTGTCACTGACGGTCTCATGCAGATTTACGATGCTATCGGCAGTGAGAATGTCACGGGCTTCATCAACTCAATCAGCGACGGCGTCTCCAAGGTCATTCCGCCAATCAAGAAGGGCATCTCGTGGCTGAAGGACAACCTTCCGACGATAGCTCCGCTTTTGGCTGGAATCTCCGCAGCGTTGGGCGGCATCATGGTCGCGCAGAAGGTCGAAGCGATGGTCAAAGCGTTCAGGAGCTGGAAGACCGCGACCGAGGGAATGACGGTGGCGCAGCAGCTTCTCAACGCAGCGCAGCTCGCGTCCCCAATCGGGCTGGTTGTCGGGCTTGTCGCCGGGCTTATCGCCGCAATTGCCGTGCTCTGGAACACCAACGAGGGTTTCCGAGACGCGGTCATGAACGTGTGGAATGGCATCAAGGACTTCATCGGCGATGCGGTTCAGGCAATCGGGGACTTCTTCTCTAACCTCGGCACAACAATCTCGCAGCTGCCGCAGATGTTCGCCGACTGGCTGAACAACGTCATCGCAACGGTTACCGGATGGGTTTCGGACATGGCATCGAACGCCGCGAGCGCCGGTTCGCAGTTCGTCGGCAACGTCATCAACTTCGTACAGAATCTTCCGTATAACATCGGCTACCTGCTGGGGACTGTCATCGGCAACGTCATCTCGTGGGTTTCCAATATGGCGAGCAACGCCGCTTCGGCTGGCTCGCAGTTCGTGGAGAACGCCATCAACTTCATCCAGAACCTCCCGAGCAGCGTGGCGAGCTTCCTGAGCAACGTCATTTCCAACGTCGTCGGCTGGGCTTCGAACATGGCATCCAACGCTTCACGCGCTGGCTCGCAGTTCCTGAACAACGCAATCAACTTCGTCTCGCAGCTGCCCGGGCGCATCGCAAACTTCTTGGGCAACGTCATCTCGAACCTCGGTTCGTGGGCCGGGCAGATGGCGAGCAAGGGCGCAGCGGGCGCAAGGAGCATGTTCAACGCGGTGGTCAACGGGTTGGCCTCGCTGCCGGGTCGCGTTCTCAGCATCGGCGGTGACATTGTGCGCGGCATCTGGAACGGCATCAGCGGTGCCGCTGGTTGGCTGGCCGGACAGGTGAAGAGCTTTGCGTCCGGCATCCTCGACGGCATGAAGGACGCCCTCGGCATCCACTCGCCTTCGCGCCTGTTCCGCGACCAAGTCGGCAAGTACATCGCCCAAGGCATCGGCGAGGGCTTCACCGACGAGATGGGCAGCGTTGTCGGTCAGATGCAGGACGCCATGCCCGACCCATCGGCGTTCGTGAGCGACCAGCAGATTGCATACGGCGGCTATTCCGCAGCTGGGGTGGTTGCCAATTCCAGCGTATCTGATGCGATCATCGAAGCTTTGGAGCGCGTGCATATCGTGCTCGATGACGAGGTTGCCGGCAAGTTCGTGGAGCGCACGGTCACGAACGCGATTTACGCATAGGAGGTGTTTATGTGGTTAATTACATCGAATTGAACGGCGAGAAGAGCACGAGCGTCAAGGGACTGATAATCCAGTCCCTTCCGCCAATCAGCAAGCCGAAAATGCGCACGTCCATCGAGGCAATCGACGGGCGCGACGGGGACGTCGTCACGAAGCTTGGCTATTCCGCCTACGACAAGCAGCTGAGCATCGGCCTTCACGGTGACTTCGACATCGACGATGCAATCTCCTTCTTCGATTCTGAGGGCGAGGTCGTCTTCGGCAACGAGCCTGACAAGTACTACCGCTACCAGATTCTCGACCAAATCGACTTCGAGCGGCTGGTGAGGTTCCGCACGGCGAAGGTCAAGATGCACGTGCAGCCCTTCAAGCACGACGCGGTAGACAGGACTTTCGACATCGTGAACCAGTTCCTGCACATCGAGGATTCGACGGCTAGCAAGTTCGGCATCACAGCCACTTCGAGCGACGGAAGCATCAGGGTAGCCGGAAATGCGACGAGCGATGTCGATATTGAGGTTCCAGTCGAGAGATTGTCGCTCTCTGGAAGCTACACCCTGACCGCTTCGGCTAGCGGCAGCGCTGCCGGGTGCGCGCTAAGGCTCATCGACGGCTCAACGTCCAAGTCTTTCGGCGACTCGTACATGGAGCTGAAGAGCAACGGCGATTCGACCATGACCGCGACGGCTGACTCGAACGCCGAGTATGACGCGCTCTGGCTCGACATTAGGGCCGGGACTTCTGTAGACTTCACGTTGAGCGTCACAATGGCGAGCAACAGCTTCAGCGAGATTTCGCTGACGAATCGCGGGAACGTCGTGTCAAGGCCGACCGTCACGGTGTACGGCAGCGGCAACGTCGAGCTTGCAATCAACGCGGTTACCGTGCTGTCGTTCTCAATCGATGACGGATACATCACGATAGATGCCGAGGAAATGAACGCGTATCATGGTGATGCCCTGATGAACCGACACGTCACGGGCGATTACGCCGACTTGCGCCTGAACGTCGGGGAGAACGTCATATCATGGCGCGGTGACGTTACCGGAATCAGGGTAGAAGATTTTTCGAGGTGGTTATGATGCGAACTAATTTCGCGATGGAGGACAAGTACATCCGCATGGTTCGCGGTGACACGCTCTCGTTTGGCTTGCAGGTCTGCGACGAAGAGGGAGCGCCTTTCGGGCAGGATTTGGAGCGGGCCTACTTCACCTGCAAATCCAACCGCAGCGACAACCGATTCCTCTTCAAGAAGTCTCTTTCGGACGGCGTTTCCAAGGTCGGTCAGGGTTCTTACGTTGTGCGGGTCGCGCCGAGCGACACGGCAAACGCGAAACCCGGGAAGTACTTCTACGACTTCGAAATCGGATGCAACGGCGATGTCTTCACGGTCATGCGCGGCGTTATCGAGATAATGCAGGACGTTACTTTCTAGGGGGGGGTGATGAAATGGCGAAGATAGACGAGACAGTCAAGGTTATGCTCCTCAAAGGAGAAGCTGGAGCGAGCATCGAGTCAATCTACAAGACCGCTTCGGACGGCCTTGTAGATACGTACACCGTCAAGATGACGGACGGGGCGGAGAGCAGTTTCTACGTCAAGAACGGGCGCGACGGCGAGAAGGGCGAGAAGGGAGACACCGGAAGCGCGATCTCGGTGCCCGTTTCTGGACTTTTCAACCTTGGCGTCGATTCTGACGGAAATCTAATCGCAAGCTATAATGATGCAGGCACGGGCGAAGCGCCCAAGTTCGAATACGACCGCGAGAGCGGAAACATATACTACATAATCTAGGTTAGGGGGAGGTATTCGTTGACTAAAGTACTAATCGGAAACGTGAAGGGTGACAAGGGCAAGGACGGTCGCGGAATCTCTAAAATCCAGAAGACCGCCAGTTCTGGTCTTGTCGATACCTACACCGCCACTTTTTCAGACGGCACCGACGCTGGCAGCTTCACGGTAACCAACGGCGCAAAGGGCGACAAGGGAGACAGGGGCGAGAAGGGCGAAACAGGCGCGACGGGCGCGACTGGTGCGTCGCTAAGAACATCGTCCATCCAGTACCAAGCTGGGGCGAGCAACACCACACCACCCTCGGGGACGTGGAGCAACAGCGTAGTGTCAGCCCCACAGGGTCAGTACCTTTGGACTAAGCTCACCTATTCTGACGGTTCAGTATCCTACAGCGTCGCAAGGCAGGGGCATGACGGGGCTACCGGCGCGAAGGGTGAGAAGGGAGACACAGGCGCACAAGGGCCGCAGGGTCTCAAGGGGGCCACAGGCCCGCAAGGGCCGCAGGGTCTCAAGGGAGACAAGGGAGATGCAGGTATTACAGTGCCTGTATCTGGGCTTTTCTCGCTTGGTGTAGATAACGATGGGAACCTTGTCGCATATTACAGCGACGCAGCAAGCACCCCACCAAGATTCGAATACGATAGAAACACTGGAAACGTCTATTATATAATTCAGGAGGAATAACATGGCCAAAATCGTCATTGGCAACGTCAAGGGCAAGGACGGGCGCGGCATCTTGAAAATCATCAAGACCGCGAGCACGGGGGCCGTCGATACCTACACAATCACATACACCGACAACACCACGAGCACTTTCACCATCAACAACGCAGACAACATTTCGCTTCAGCGCCAAATCGTTCCGAGCGCTGCGGTCGAATCCTCGACCACGGCATCGCAGGCGTACACCGCTGGTGATTATGTTGTCGTTGGTGGCGTGCTGCGCAAGGTGAAGTCTTCAATCGCGAAGGGCTCCATAATCAGCAATTCAAACTCCACGGCAACCACCGTGACTGGGGAGATTGAGACTGTGCGGGATTCCGTATCCCACATGCCACGGCTGTTTACCGGGACTAAGGTGTTGAACAGCGCTGACACCTCCTGTGCCTTGTTCTCGCGCGATGAGTTCATAAAATTGTTCGGCAGGGCCTTCGATCAGAATACAGATGTTGTGATGGCGATGAGTGGAGACGGCGTCAATATCCCGGTGCACGTCCAAGGCTGCACGTACCTTAGCAATACAGGTGCCATTTACGTCAATTTTGACCGTACATGGAACAAGGCAATCAGAATCAACTACGCCGTTGCTCTAGCTGCCAAATAGCATTCCGTATCCCCGAGAACTGTGGCAAAGACGAATGTGAGGAAGGTCTATCATGAATTAGGTTCACGCAGGCGGTAAATATTCAACAGAGAACAGGAGATAAACAATGGCAAAAACTTACAAGTTAGCAAATGGCAAGACTTATGATTTTACTGATTCGAGCACCGCGCTCGATTGCATGGCTGTCGTTAAGACGTTCGCAGAGCTTGACGCAATCCGCGCAGAGTTCACCGAGGACAACCTGAAGGGCGCGACGTTCGACGGAGCCACGGTGCAGCATCTCGTGCCCGTCTCCGCGAAGGCCGAGACTGACGGCGAGAACATCGTTGCCCATTTTATCAACCGCGTGAAGGGACAGGACGAAATCAACGCCGAGCAAATCAGCGAGCTTCAGGAAGCCGTAGCGGGAATCGTAGAGGGGGCTTAAACCATGGGATACATCTACGCGCGACTGATTTATAAGGGTCTTCGCACTTTCGACAGCGTTCCCGAGAAGTACAAGGACGCTACGAAGGCCGCATACAAGGACATTTACGGCATCGAGCTGAAATAGCGCCCATGCGCACCGGCGGAGCATGACCGCCCGAAAACAACATGCCAACTGCGCGACATGAGACAACGCGCCGCTAGAATGAGGGGGGGGGGTGCAGCGATGCGCCCCCCCTTGGCATACACGGAGGTGCATCTATGATTAGGGTTTTCGAAGCGACCGACAAGAGCTTCACCACCAACGGCGATATCGTCGTTCTGCCGACGAAGGCCAAGGTCACGAAGAAGGACAACGGCGATTACTACCTCGATTTTGAAGCGAGCACCAAATATGCCGACCATCTTACGAGCGGGAAGATAATCGTCGCGGACACACCGCAGGGCGCGCAGGCGTTCCGCATATCGGACGTTACCAAGAAGAGCACCAAGGTTTCGCTCAAGGCGTGGCACGTGTTCTACGATTCCAAGAACTACCTCATAGCCGACTCGTATGTTGTTGACATGACGGCAAACTCGGCGCTCGACCACCTGAACGAAGCCACGGAGCCGAAGAGCGAGTTCGTAACCATCTCGGACGTGCAGACGATTGACTCGTTCCGCTGCGTCAGAAAGTCGCTTTACGAAGCGATTCAAACGGTTATCGAGCGCTGGGGCGGGCATCTGGTGCGCGATAATTTCCACATCGAGCTTCGCCAGTCAATCGGGGCAGACAACGGCGTGACCGTCAGGTACCGCAAGAACCTGAAGGAACTCACGTGCAAGTACGATTGGAGCAGCTTCGTAACGAAGCTGCTGCCAGTCGGCAAGGACGGCATTCTGCTGAACGACCAAGACCCGAGCGCGTCAATCTACGTCGAGAGCGAGCAGAAATGGGACATACCGTTCACCAAGACCGCCTCGTTCTCGCAATCCTCAATCGAGAAAGACGATTACGGCAACGACGAGACGGCATACCGTAAAGCACTTGTCGATGACCTGAGAAGGCAGGCACAGGACTACGTCAACGCAAACTGCGTGCCGAAGGTCAACTACACGTTGAAGGCCAACCTCGAACGCGTGACCGACATCGGGGACACGGTGGAAGTCATCGACGAGCGCCTTGGCGTGCACATCCTGACAAGCGTCATCGGGTTCACCTACGACTGCATTCTCGGCAAGTACACCGAAATCGAGTTCGGGAACTTCCAGAAGACGCTCAGCGGGCTTGCTGGGTCGCTCCAATCGTCAGCACAGAGCGCCGCCCAGAGCACGGTCAACAATGCGATTCAAGGGGTCGCGGACACTGTGACCCAGAGCATCACGCAGTCGATGGGTGCTTCCTACGTCATCTACGACGGCTCGAAAATCATGGTGCTGGACTCGCTGCCGAAGGAGGACGCGCACAACGTCATCATGATTAACGACAACGGCATCGCCTTCTCGCGCAACGGAATCGCCGGGACTTTCGAGAGCGCGTGGGGCATCGACGGCACCATGAACATGCAGCACATCAACGTCATCAATTTCGTGGCCGATTTAATCAAGGGTGGCACGTTGAAGCTGGGCGGAAGCGGCAACGGCAACGGCGTGATGGAGGTTCGCTCTGCTGGCGGCTCGCTGCTGGGACAGCTCGACAAGGACGGGCTTCGCATGTGGGCCAACGACGGCTCGCGAATCGAAATCAACGCTTCGCAGGGCCTTGTGGGCTACGACGCGCAGGGAAACGCGATCTACGGCGTTACCGACGGTGTGTTCTACATGGCGAACGGGTACATCAACAGCTCGCTCGCTATCGGCGGTCTGATGAAGATGGTACCGATTCAGACGAACGCGAGCACTGGCATCGCGTTCGTCGCGCTGGCATAGGAAGGGGGAAATCGAATGGCATCAAGCGGCAGCATCACAGGCGCATATCGAGGTTACACGCTGCGGGCGGATTGGAGCGCTGTTCAGAACGCGGCTGGCAATTATTCCGACGTGACGGTCAAGCACACGCTCGTCATCGGCCCCGCGTACTCGCTGAACATCGCTTCTCGCACGAACACATGCTCTGTCGGAGGTGTCTCGCAGGGATACACTTCTGGGGCCATCAACCAGAAGGGCGGCTCCGTCCTTCTAGGTACGACCGTCCACAGGGTGTCGCATGACGCGGACGGAACCAAGACCGCGAAGCTTCCCGACACGTTCAACATCAACGCCACGATTGACGGCAAGAAGGTCGGGAGCATCACGGCATCTGGCTCCATCACCCTCGACAGGATAGCCAGAAACGCGACCATCGTGACCGCCAACGACTTCACCGACGAGACGGACCCGACGCTCACCTACAGCAACCCGTCTTCGTTCTCGTGCGACGTCTCAATCGAGTTCGAGGGCGGGAGCATCACGAGGGCCGGAGCGATAAGCGGTGCAGGCGGCTCGTACACGATGCAGCTCACCGATTCGGAGCGCACGGCCCTGCGCAACGCGAGCAAGAAATCGCAGACGCTGAAGGTCACATACGTTCTGGAAACGACCATCGACGGCACGGCGTACTACTCGAGCGCTGATAGGAAGATGAACATCGTCGATGCAGCGCCCGAGCTTGGGGCGGTCTCATATGAGGACGCCAACGCGGCAACGGTGGCGGTGACTGGGGATAAGTCGCGCATCGTCCAGAACCATTCGACGCTTGCGGTGAAAGTGCCCACCGCGACAGCAAAGAAGGGCGCGACCATCGCGAGCTACACCGTCGCATTCGGTGGGGTATCAAAGACAGTTAAGAGTTCTGGGACAGTCTCGCTCGGTGCTGTTGACGTCTCGTATTCTCAGGCGCTGACAGTCACGGCAACGGACAGCCGTGGGTTCACTGCGAGCAAATCGGTTCAGGTGACCGTCGATGATTACAGCGCACCTACTGCGGTCATCGACCTGCACCGACTGAACAACTTCGAGCCTACGACGTACATCACCGCGAACGCGCGCTACTCGTACCTGAACGGCAAGAACGCCGTGACAATCGCCGCGAAGTTCAAGAAGGTCTCGGATTCGAGCTACGGAACGCCAATCGAGTTGGCCGATTCAATCCAGTCCACGGTGACGTGCGACAGGGATTCCGCCTACGACTTCGTCGTGACCATCGCGGACAGGCTGGAATCGACCGACTACAACCTCACGCTTGGAAAGGGCATCCCGTCGTTCTTCATTGACACCCAGAAATCGAGCGTCGGCGTGAACTGCCTGCCCAGCCAATCGGACGTTCTGCAACTCGGCGATTCGGCATGGCTGACGGCTCAGGGAGCCTACCCGGTCGGGGCAATCTACCTATCAGTGACCGATACTGACCCGGCTACCCTCTTCGGCGGCACTTGGGAGCGAATCTCGCAAGGTCGATTCCTCATTGGTTCTGGAGCCAACGCAGCGAATACGACCGACTACTGGGGCGAGTACCCCGACGGTAAAGAGAATTTCCCTGCCGGTGAGATGGGCGGCGAAGTTGAGCATACTCTCACAGTGGACGAGATTCCGGCGCACACTCACTCCGAGAGACTTGAGTGGAGCAACACCAAAGCGTGGGGACTTACCGGAACCGGGGAAGGCGCGAATGCTGTCGTTGACCAAGGCGGCGTGACGGGGGCTACTGGCGGCGGCAAGCCGCACAACAACCTTCCTCCAGATCTGGTCGTGTTCATGTGGAAGCGGGTAAGCTAAGCACAAAAAAGGCGGGTAGCACTACGCTATCCGCCTATGTTTGTCTATATTCTCTGTCTGTTTATCATCGCGTTCCCTATAAATCTGGCACAAGATGATAAACATTTAGATTCTGAGAGTTACGCGCAGGCGTGGGTTCAATCCCGTGCCGCGCTCGGTCTTTTCATATTCTATTCGTTCCGCCATGCCTTTCAGCAGGCGGTTGCGGTCTTCACTGCCGAGTGTCCAGTATTCGTCCAATGCCTTTGATAGTACCGGGATTCGTTTTATGTCGCGTTCGGGTTCGGCGGCTTGCAATGCTTCAAGGCGCGCCGTCAGTTCGGCCTTTTCCGCGTTGACCTTTTGCACGCGTTGCAGGTACGTGGACCTGTCATATACGCCCGTTTCGTATGCCTCGCACGCCCTATCGAGCATTTTCTGCCGTCTGTCTATCTCTGATTCGAGTACGCGCATTTCGTTGTCGTTGTCCTTCGCCTCTGTCTCGTACCCGCTCCACACGTACGTGAGACGTTCCAATTCAGCCTGTATCGCGTCGACAACCATGCGCTCCACTATCTCCAGTTTCGTGCTCTTTGTCGCGCAGCCGAACGTCTTGCATATGAGATATTCGGCTTGCGCGCCGTTCGTGCGTTGCATGGTCTTGCCGCATTGCGAGCATACGACCAGTGAGGCCAACGGGTTGCGGTTGGTGTGCGCGTGGCGCGTGCGCGTCTCCATCGTCTTTAGCCGAGCGGCGCATTGGTCGAACGCGTCTGTGCTGACTATCGGCTCGTGTCGGCCTTGCACGTACTCCATACCACCGTTTCGAACATATGTCTCCTTTATCTCGCCGTCGATTATCCGGCGGTTTTTTATTTTCCGTTTGGTTTGCAACTCACCGAGGTATGTTCGGTTTCGTAGTATTTCGCCGATTCTCGTTCGTGTGAATTCGTTCCCCGTGCGTTGCCTTACGCCCGAAGCTTGCAGTTCGCGGAGTATGTCGTTGATTTTTGCGCCTTCTGCGTATCGGTCGAATATGAGGCGCACGACTTGCGCCTCGCCAGGGTCCGGGTACAGTGTCCAGCCTTTGCCGTCCTTGCGTTTCCCGTAACCGTATGGCGGCACGCTGCCGACGAAATACCCGTCCTTTTGCGCTTGCAGTCTGCCGCGCAGCAGGCGGCGTTTAATCATCTTGTATTCGCGTCTCGACATGAACAACCCGAATTCGAAGAATTCCTCGTCGAATTCATCGTCGCCCGCAAGGTCGTAAACCTTGTTCAGGGTGATTATTTTCGTGCCGCTGAATTGGAATGTTCGGAGTATGCGCGCTTGGTCCTCCCCGTTTCCACGGCTGAGGCGTTCGAGTTCGACACATAGGACGCCGGTATACAGTCCCATCTCCACGGCCTTCAGCAGGCGTTGCATTTGAGGTCGCGCGTCTATGCTCTCCCCCGATACTATTTCACGGTATATGTATCTTTCGTCTACGTGTATGCCCATATTCGCGGCCATGTCGCGGAGCATGGTTTCGTGTTTGCTTAGCGTGTTTTCAAGTCCCGCTTCTTCGTCTATGCGGGATTTTCGCAGGTACATTGCGTATGCCATTCATCATCTAGTCCTTTCTTCGGTGTAGTAAAAATTGTGCAAATAGTTGTATTTCTTCAAGCTCTTTGTCGGTGTAAATCCGGTTTGAAAAAGTTATTTCCCGTTGTGGCGTGCCGTGCACTAATTCCTCAATCGTTACACCGAAATACTCAGATAATTTAAGCAATGTCGGCAAGCTGATATTCTCGGCTGACCTGTTGAACCATGAATTTACCGCCGATGGACTGATTCCGCAGTCGCTCGCCATCTTTCGACGTGATACGCCTTTTGCGCTCATAAGTGCGCGAAGATTGTCGCAAAATGCCATGTCGTAAAACCCCCTTTCGTGTCGAAACGTCATCGTTCCGTGCATTTCGCCTCTTTAATATATCATGTGCGATTTGCAATGTAAACACAATCGCGCGCAAAATTGATAGCAATTTATGCAAATCTGACTAAATTGTGTTGCAATTTGAAATTTATGAGTGTATAGTGGAGCCATACGAGATGCACACGAATGTGCGCATCGTGAACACATATGAGGAGGTGCAATGTATGTATCGCAATCTGAAAGCGGAGATAGCTCGCGCAGGCATGACCACTTGCGAGTGTGCGGAAGCCGCAGGAGTAAGCCTTGGGACTTTCTACAGGCTGCTAAATGGCTCCAGCGAGTGGAGGCTTGACGAAATGCTCAAGCTGTCACAGGCAATCGCCATGAAAAACGGCCACGCCGGCTTGGACTATCTCTTCGGGGGTGATTCAGACGGAACGACATAAACCATCAAGGGAGCATCTGGTGGCGCTCTATGACCTGATAAATGAGCTACTGCCTGATGCGCCAGTCTACTACACTGACGAAGAATTGAAAGAACTGACCAATAAGGAGGGAATCGAACTGTTATGAGCATGAGCATTTACGAAATCGACGGTGCAATCCTATCGCTGGTCGATATGGAGACGGGCGAAATCGAGGACGAGAAGCGCTTCGACGAGTTGCAGATGGAGCGCACGCAGAAGGTCGAGAACATCGGCTGCTTCTATAAGAACCTCGTGGCCGAAGCGAAGGCGATGAAGGAAGAGGAAGCGAACCTCGCACAGCGCCGCAAGGCCGTGGAGAACAAGGCCGAGCGAATCAAGAACCTTCTGGTCTACGCGCTGAAGGGCGAGAAGTTCGAATCGCCCAAGTTGCGTTGCAGCTACCGCAAGTCCAAGAGAGTCCAGGTCGATGATTACTTCATCGACTGGGCGCGTGAGAACGCCGGTGCTTTGCTGACTTACAATGAGCCTACGCCGAACCTCAAGGAAATCAAGGCTGCTCTCGATGCCGGGCGCGAAATCGAGCACGCCGAAATCGTCACCAATGAAAGCCTTCAGGTGAAGTGACATGCGTGAGCTGAGGGCAGACGAAATCGAGGTGCGCGTGGCGCAATGCAGCCAGAAGGGCGTGTCACTCCTGCTGTATAAGGACAGCCGCTGCGATATGCGCATTCTGGACGAGACTTTCGGCATGACGGGTTGGCGCGACAGCTACCAGAGCATCAACGGCGAGCTGTTCTGCACAATCGAAATCTGGGACGCGGAAAAATCACAGTGGATTGCCAAGCAGTCGAACGGCACGCCGTCAAATATGGAAGCCGAGAAGGGGCGCGCCTCGGACGCATTCAAGCGAGCCGGATTCATGCTCGGCATCGGGCGCGAGCTTTACACGGCCCCATTCATCTGGGTTCCAGCCGATAAGCTCAACATCAAGCAGGGTAAGAACGGGCGCTTTCAATGCTACGACAATTTCCGCTGCGAGAAGGTCAGAATCGAGAGCGGCCAGATAACGGGGCTGAGCATCTACAACGATACGAAGGGTTGTAGGGCTTTCGTCTTCGCAACCGGCAAATAGAGAGGAACGATGAAAATGGAGAACAACATGGTACAAATCGCGACCGCTGAATACAAAAATCTGCTGAAGGCGAAATTCGACCTTGAAATGGCAAAGGACGTTCTGCTCAACAGGGCGGGCACTGATTGGTCAGGGAAATATCTCACGTGGAACGATGCGACCACCAGCGCCGTTTTCCGCCACATCATGGGGGACGCATACGACAAGAAGCTCGAAGAGCTGAACGGCAAGGGTGGCGTGCTGAACGGCAAGGGGGGCGTCGAGTAATGAGTATCAACCACGTTTCAGTCGTTGGAAATTTGACGCGCGACCCTGAGCTGCACAGCACTCAGAGCGGCACGCCTGTGCTGAGCTTCGGCATCGCGGTGAATGACAGCCGCAAGGGCGCTTCGGGGCAGTGGGTGAACGTGCCCAACTTCTTCGAGTGCTCGACATTCGGGAACCGAGCCGCGGCGCTGAGCGACATCCTAACAAAGGGCATGAAGGTCGCAATCACTGGAAAGCTCCACTATTCGAGCTGGGAGAAGGACGGCAAGAAGCATTCAAAGGTCGATATCATCGCACGGGAAATCGAGCTGATGCAGAACCGCAAGCCCCAGCAGCAGGGCTATCAGCCGCAGCAGCAGGCGCAGCCCGGAGCCGCAGTGGAACGCCCGGCAGGCCTACGCCGAGGCCCCGCAGCCCGAGTTCTGCGACGAGGATTTGCCTTTTTAAAGACTGAAACGGGGCGGGGTGCTCTGAAGCATTCCGCCCACTCGCCTATGTAGTGGTACATAAAGAGTCTAATCAGGGAGGACGCGGCAAGATGTTCGCAGTAATGTATGAGCCAGAACGCATGAACAGAGGCCTTGTAGAGGGCGGTGTAACGCACGCGGTAAACGTAGACCGCATAGAGGACATTTACTTCCGGGGAGACATGGCGCGCGTTTGCCTTGTTTCGGGCGCGCAGTTCTACGTAACAAGGGCGGATGCGATTGCCATTCTGGATGTGCTCGACAATTGCCGCGGCGGCACTTCAAAGGCGATTGCCGAGACGGAGGACGCTGGCAGGAGCCACGAGAGCGCGATGAGCGACGTTGCAAATCTGAAGGGGGTGACGCGGGATGATTGGTAGCACGATTGGAACAGCCGAGGAGATAATCCATTGGCTTTTCGAGCAGCCGAAGGGCGAGCAGCTTTATGAAATCAAGGAGCGCAAGCGCAAGCGCACGCTAACCCAGAACGCATACTACTGGTCGATGCTCAACCAGCTTGGGCGAGTCCTGAGAATCCCGACCTCGGAGCTTCACTTCCGCATGCTGAGGGAGCACGCGCCTTTCGAGGTCGTGAGCGTGCGTTCCGACATCGACGTGTCCGGCTACTTTCGCTATTACGAGGAAATCGGAACGGGATTCGCTGGCGGGCGCGAGTTCACCCATTACCGCGTCTACAAGGGTTCGAGCCACATGGATTCGGCTGAGTTCTCGCGCCTCATCGACGGGGCACGGGAGGAATGCGAGGCGCAGGGCATCCCGGTTCTCACGCGAGAGGAAATCGCACGGCTCAGATACATCGATGGGGAAGGATGATGAAGGAGCACAGCATTCTCGGGTGCGGCGAATGGTACGACGAGCGGCACGGTGTCATGATTTGCTGGTACGACGAGCGCGAGCCGTGGCTCGTACGGCACGAGGTCTTCCACGGCCCGAACCGCAAGAAGTCAATCGAGCTTGGCCTGTACGTCTTCCTATCGCCAGACGCGCACAACATGAGCGATTATGCGGTGCATTTCAACCGCCCTTTCGAAGAGTACCTTCAGGCGGTTTCGCAGCAGCGGGCGATGGAACACTACGGCTGGACAATTGATGAATTTATAAGCATATTCGGGCGTAACTACGTGGCCTAGGCTAAAGTAGAGAAAGAAATAGGCGGGTAGCATCTGGTCAGCTACCCGCCATCAAGAGCATACAAGGAGCGAGCCATGTATACCGTTTACAAGCATACCACGCCAAGCGGGAAAGTATATATCGGGGCTACGGGGCAGAACCCAAAGCGCAGGTGGGACAACGGCAAAGGCTATAGGCACAACAGACGCTTCTGCGATGCGATTCGGAAATACGGTTGGGGCAACATCGAGCATGAGGTTATCAGCACTGGGCTTGACAAAGAACAAGCGTACGCAATGGAAGCCGAGCTCATAGACAAGTACGACACCACGAACCCAGCCAAGGGGTACAACATCAGCATCGGCGGAGAATACGGTGGTTTAGGAAGGAGCCACAGCTCTGAGACGCGACGGAAAATCAGCGAAGCGCTTAGAGGTGCCAACAACCCGAACTACGGCAAACATCTTAGCTCTGAGACGCGACGGAAAATCAGCGAAGCGCACAAGGGAACGCACCATAGCGCAGAATCGCGTCGAAAGATAAGCGAAGCAGTCGAAGGTCATACGGTCAGCTCTGAGACGCGACGGAAAATCAGCGAAGCGCTTAGAGGTGCCAACAACCCGAACTTTGGAAAACATCATAGTGCTGAGACGCGACGGAAAATCAGCGAAGCAAAATGTAAAAAGGTAGTTTGCGTTGAGACTGGCGAAGTATATCGGTCTCTGTCCGCTGCTAGTAAAGCGGCAGGCGTTTCGTTGAATGCTATCTCAAACGCTCTGTGCGGTGAATCAAAAACGTCTGGCGGATACCATTGGACATACGCCAAGTAGATATAGAGAAAGGGGGCAACGATGGTGAGCCAAAAGAAGATGGTTCTCGACTACATCAGGGAGTTCGGCAGCATCACGCCGCTGGACGCATTCAAGGACTTGGGAGTCACAAGGCTCGCGGCGGTCATCTTCGAGCTTAAGGAGGACGGCCACGACATACACACGGAGCGGGAGCACGGCAAGAACCGCTTCGGGCAGGCCACGAGGTACGCAAGAACCGCTTCGGGAAGGGTGAAGGCAATGGCAGCACGGGGAAGTAAGTACCACGCTAAAAAGACCGAGATAGACGGCATCGAGTTCGACAGCGCCAAGGAAGCCAAGCGGTATACCAAGCTCAGAGATATGGCGGAAGCTGGCGAGATTCAGGACTTGCGCCTTCAGGTTCCGTTCGAGCTTTTGCCGAGCTTCGAATGCGACGGGGTGAAATACCGTGGCATGAAGTACGTCGCAGACTTCGTTTACCACCGAGGCGGCAAGGTTGTCGTGGAAGACTGCAAGGGATTCAAGACAGCCGAGTACAAGATGAAAAAGAAGCTCATGGCATTTATCAATCACATCAACATCGAGGAATCTTGATGCTATAATTTAAAAACGCGAGGGTTGCGGCCTTGCAAATGATATAGCTTTTCAAGCCTTCACGGCATGAAAATAGAAAGCCCCATCACAGCCGCAACCTGTGATGGGGCTTTCTCATATGGGGAGCGTTTTATATGGCAATGCACATGTTCGACCCGCAAATAGCCAAAGAATATGGGGTCAATGCGGCAATCATCTTCCAGAACCTTGCGTATTGGATTGAGCACAACCGCGCCAATGAAACCAACTTCCACGACGGCAGGTATTGGACATACAACTCAGTCAGGGCGTTCTCCGTGCTTTTTCCGTACCTTACGGACAAGCAGATTCGCGGTGCGTTGAAGAAGCTGGAAGATGGCGGGATGATTCTAGTCGGCAATTACAACAAGTCGGCCTACGACCGTACGAGGTGGTATGCACTTGCCGAAAAGGGACTTTCCATTTATACAAAAGGGCAAATGGATTCTGCCGATAGGGAAAATGAAAATGCCCCAGAGGGCGAACCTATACCAGATATAAACACAAATGAAACCACACTTTGTAAACCAGACATAAGCGCATCGAAGAAGGAGACGCGCCACAAGTACGGCGAATACTCCAACGTCCTTCTCACAGACTCAGACATGAAGAAACTCAAAGAGGAATTCCCAACGGACTGGGGAGAGAGAGTCGAAAGGCTCAGCGCCTACATGGCTTCTACGGGAAAGAGTTACAAGAACCACCTGGCAACGATTCGGAACTGGGCACGGCGCGGCAGGGACGCAAATAGGGGCACCGTCTCACGTGAAACATCAAGCGGATTCGACAAGAAGGTAGACGCCGATTACTACTACCAGAGCACCGGCGATGAAGAGGTCGATAAGGTTCTAGGACTCGGCAAGTACGCGCCGAATGCAAACAAGTAAGGAGGATAATCGATATGGATACAAGCGGAATCATCGAGGGGCTTGCCAAGGCGGCAGCCCAGAACCATAAACCGCAAGAGGGCGACTACATCAAGGACGGCCTTCTCTACTGCGGGAAGTGCCACACTCCGAAGCAGTGCGAGATTGAGTGCGGCGGCAGGGTACTCAAGCCGTATTGCATGTGCAGGTGCGAAATCGAGAGGGAAGAGCGGCTCAAGGAAGAGGACAGGGCACGCGAGAGGATGCAGCGCGTTGACAGGATGCGCCGCACAGGCTTCCCAGAATCAGAGATGCGTGACTGGACGTTCGCCAACGATGACGGCAAGGATTCGAAGACGATGGCGGCGATGAAGCGGTACGTCGAGAAGTTCCCGCAGATGCTGGAGAACGGCACGGGGCTGATGCTCTACGGCAACGTCGGCAGCGGGAAGAGCTTCGCGGCCGCGTGCATAGCCAACGCGCTCATCGAGAGCGGAACGCCGTGTCTCATGACGAACTTCCAGCGCATTGTCAACAAGCTGCAGAACGGGTTCTCCGGAAAGCAGGAGTACATCGACAGCCTTCAGAAGTTCGACCTTCTGATAATCGATGACTTCGCCACCGAGAGAAAGACCGAGTACATGACGGAGCAGGTCACAGCCGTGATAGACGCGCGATACCGCTCGAAGCTTCCCCTGATAGTAACGACGAACATCAACCCACGCGACCTCATGGGTGCCGACGGAATCGGAGAGCAGCGAATCTACAGCCGCATCATGGACATGTGCGTCCCCGTGGCCTTCAATGGGCAAGACCGCCGACGTTCGGACTACGCTGCGATGACTGCGGCAGCCAAGGAGCTTCTCGGGCTGTGACGGAGCGCGAGCTTTCGCAGGCCGTGCATCTCAAGGCGGAGCTGGACGCACTCCGCAGGGTTGCAGCCCTTGAGCCTAGCCCAGAGGTTCTGATGGCGATAGACAGGCAGGCGAAGGCCGTGGAGTCCGCAAGGCTTGAGGCCATGGCGTTCATCGCTGCAATCCCAGACCCGCGCATCAGGGCGATATGTGTAATGCGGTTCCTCGAAGGGAAGAGCTGGGAGACGATAGCGAGACGGATGCACTACGAGAGAACAAGCCCAGCCAAGCAGCTCCGCAGGTTCCTCCGTGGTAGAATGTAGCCGCACCTATGTCGGTGCTCCTTTCTCTAGCGGCCCGCAAGTCCCGACCTTGCGGGCCGCGCCCATATATGAACGAAAAAAATTTCCGATTCTCGCGTGCGCAACGTGGATATAGGTGTATACTTGCAATAGCAAGAGGGGAAGAGAGAGAAAGGAAACCCCAATGAAGGTTACGACGTTCAGCATCAACACCACGGACGGCAAGCGCTACGGGCTCAAGAACGCAAAGACTGGACAAGTTCTCTACGGAGCCACCGCAAAGTACAAGACCGAGAGCGGAGCAGTCAACTACGCAAAGCGCCACGGATACGAGTTCTAACCGTAAGCCCTCGGAAACGGGCGCTTTTCCATACCAGAAACTGTCGCTTAAAAAATCACCGGTAAGGCTTCCCTTTTCTTAAATATCAGTATGAACTTAGATACATCAGGAAGGGAAAGGGCAAACGGCGCATACCATCGAGATACAGGCCGTCACTGCGAATCCCGGAGAGAAAGAGAAAGGAACGTTATGGAGAAAGTGAACGGGCGCGAACGCTACGAGGTGCGCGGGATACGACACACGCGCTTCCCGTGGCAGCTCAGGGCCGCTGGCGCAGCGGTCGGGTTCGTCGGACTCTGCTGGGTTGTCGAGTACGTCGTTATCCCGGCGGTACTGTGGGCGGTACTCGCCCTGTTCGGGGAGGTTCCGGCATGACGGCCAGCATCGAGTTCTCGGTCGGACTCGCGGCTGGCCTGAGAGCAGATAGGGAAGTCGCGGCGGCATGCGAGGAAGCGATGGGCGACGGCAATGTCCGCGTCGGGTGCTACAAGCAGGGATGGCCAGAGGTCTACGAGTGGGAGGACGGCAAGGACAAGCCGACCGTATACACGTTCGATGACCTTTCCCGCAAGTTCGGGTGGGACGATTACGAGGAGTACGGCGACACGAGGTACGCCGCCGACAAGTACGACGAGGAGTTCGACTTCCTTGGATGGCACTTCCACTTCTGGGGCAACGATTCCGACGATACCCCGAGGTACGGTGCGACCATGAGCCGCGACGGAGAGACCTGGGAGTGCGACTACGACTGTATGTTTGGAGCTGGTTTCGATGACATTCACTAGCGAAGAGCGCCGCGAGGTGGCGCAAGAGCTGAGAAAGCAAGCTGCGTATTGCGACGGCTCATTATCCGAATGGTGGCAGCGGTTGCAAGATACCGTGACGGGTGAGGTTGATTTCGCAGACCCGAAAGCGACCTTCAATGCTATTGCAGACCTTATCGACATTACCGATGAATAGCGATGCGAGGTGAATGAGTGATGCAGGACTACCAAACGCTGGCCATGAGCTACGCCGAAGAGCTGTTCGACCTAAAGCGAAAGCACGCTGACCTAGAGCGCCACTGCCGGGGGCTTGAATCGAAGCTGTCCAAGACGCGCGGCCGCATGAAGACGTACCGCGAGCGCTGCAAGGCGTGGGAGAGGGCGCTGGCCAACGTGGACAGTCTTCATTGGTGCTTTATGCGTGATGAAAAACCAGCGTCATCGGATATGGCATATGGCGTAGCGGCATGCGCCGCGCTCATCCGCAAAGAGGTGGCGCCGACCTATCCGAGTGCCGATTGCGCGGAGCTGCGCACCAAGGTCCTCAACCGATTCCCCTCACCAGAGGTGGACAAAAACGGCATATTTCCAATGAGCAAAGGAGAGAACAATGGCAAACTACACACCGACTTGCAGTGAGTACAGCATCGATGTACCGGCACCGAAGGATGCCGAGGGCCGCAGGGTGCCCCTCGACACCAAGGTCATGTACGACGACAAGGGCATTGAATACGAGGTGGAAAGGTTCGTCTTCGGAACTGGACCGCATGGGTACGATTGGGACGTGGAGTACTCTATTCCGTCCGAAAATACCATATACACGCGACCGCTTGATTCCACGTACCTCGAGAGACCGGACAGCCTATATCGGCTCAATGAAGACCTCGGCAGGGTCGCAAACTTCAAGCCAGATAGCGGCTACTCGACGCCGGTGTGCGCTTATGCTGACCGCTACGAACAGTTTTGCGACGGCTGCAAGCTCAATGATTATCGCGGCGTGTGTTCTGTGTATGCACTCAAAGACGTCGCTGCCCGCATGAACCGTCTGTGCGGTGATTCCGAATGATTGAGCTACCTAGAGACGCTAATGGCCATGTGATCCCGCTTGATACCAAAGTGCTGTACAGGAAAGACGGAACCTTGGTCGACGTGGATGAGTTTAACTTCAGCACGGGATACTAAGACCCTGAACACAAGTGGACTGTCAGGCTTATGAACTGTGCAGTCTTTTTCACAACGAAAATGTTCCTAAACCCGCCGGAGCCGCCCGACAGCTGGGAGAAGCTTGAGGAGGACTTGGCCAGAGCGGCGGAAGCGCTGAATTACGAAGTCTGCGCCTATCTTGGCGAGAGTGCGTGCGACTGTTCATCATGCATCGCCGGCAAAAGCGGAACCTGCGAAAGGGTTGTCATGCGCGACATCGCATCCCGCATCCGAAAGCTGAGGGGCGAGGTTTCAACATGGCGAACGCCATGAAGATGGACGTGAACGACCTAGTTGTGAAGGGGAACGAATGATTACCGATAAGGAGCGCCACGAGAGGGCCAAGAACTTTCGAGATATGATTAGCGCTAGGAACTATGGTATACCTGGGGCGCTCGGCTCCTTCGTCGACATCGATGACGTGCTTTCGGAATTGCTAGACCGCCGAGTGTATGACAGCGAGAAGGCTATCGATGCTTGAGACGCTCTTGGAATTGCCGACCTAATCGACCGCCCGACATGCCTCTTGGAACTTACCGACGTTGAGACCCACGGAAACGCCAAGGTAAGAATCTACGAATGTAGCGAGTGCGGCAGGACTTGCGAAGAGATATACGGCAAGTATGAGCGCTGCCCGCATTGCGGGGCGGTGACTGTAGATGCCGAGCACTAAGGAGAAGCGCGAGGCCGTCGAGTTCCTGCGAACCCACAGGTGCGCCGACGAGGGCAGCGCGTACAAGACCGTAGGCAACTGCTACGGGTGCATCAAGGCGAGCAGGGCGCTGTTCGGGAACGATGACGCGCTCTGCAACCTAGACAGCTCGGGGCCGGGAATGTGGCAGAGGCTGGCAGACTCAATAGACAACCGGAGGTGACGCGCATGGCAACTGAAGCGCAAATCAAGGCCCAGAAGAAGTACGACGCGGAGAACACGCGGCAGGTTCACCTGAAGCTGAACCGTCGCACCGACGTGGACGTTCTGGAAAAGCTAGACAGCGTGCCCAGCAAGCAGGGCTACATCAAGGAGCTGATACGCGCCGACATAGCAAGAGGGAAAGAGAGAAAGGAACCAAGTTGGAGAAGACATTTACAATTGAGGCTACCATGGAAGAGCGCTTGATACCGCACTTCCTCAACATGCTTGGTGCGATGCAGGAGAACTGAGCTGTCGGTCACAGTGGCGTTGTCGGCATCTATGCGGATGGGGACGGGGACTTTAGGCCGAAGTTCCGCGTTGACATGTACTATGGAAATGTCGAGCCGTCCGAGAGAGTCGACTACAAGATTGATGCCATTTACGACGCTGGATAGCAGAACCAGAAAACAGAGACGGAAGGGGCCACCAGAAATGGTGGCCCCTTTTCATCGTTCCCGCAATTCCCGCTTCGCGTGTCGTATAATCAAGGGAGTGTAAAAAAACCAATCGGAAAAGAGCGGCATTGCAGGTATTTTGGGAAAAGCTTCTGTGGGTGTGCATCCCGTCTGCGCTGGCAGCGACCGCTACGCTCGTGTCGAAGCCGGGACTCGATTCGCAGTTCGCAATTTACTCGGGGGCGGCAGTTGTCGCTCTCCTTGGCGTAACGCTGTCGAACAGGCGCGCCGAGAAGGAGAAGGCCGACGAGGAGAACGATCTTTTCAAATCGGCCTTGCGGGCGCTGCTGAGAAGCGAGCTCATGCGGATCCACCATCACGCCATGCGGGATGGCCACGCCTCCACGCTCGACAAGGAAATCATGGAGCGCACCTACAGGAGCTATCACAACCTCGGCGGAAACGGCATCGCCACGACGCTCTATGACGAGATGATGGCGTTGCCGACAATCGACGATTAGGAAGGTGGAAAAAATGAAAGAGGACATCATAACCGACAAAGAGGATACCGTAACTGACAAAGAGTACATCATCGAGGACAAACTGTACCACGTGCTTAAATGGTCCGGACTTATCGCATGCCCGGCAGTCGCGACTTTCGTGGGCGCAGTCTTCCCGGCGTGGGGCATTCCGAACGCCGATGCGGTCGTGCTCACGCTCAACGCGACCGGGGTGCTTATCGGTGCCCTGATTGGAGTAAGCGCGGCAACCTCGAAGCAGGTATCAGAAAGGACTGAGTAGACATGGCAATGCAGGGAATCGACATTAGCGGATGGCAGGCGGGAATCGACCTCTCGAAGGTTCCATGTGATTTCGTAATCGTAAAGGCGACGCAGGGCGTGAATTTCGTTTCTGGCTCCTGTGACTCGCAGGTGCAGCAGGCCATTGCCCTCGGCAAGCCGTTCGGCTTCTACCATTACGTGGACGGCTCTGGAGCACAGGCAGAAGCTGACTTCTTCATCGACCATTGCGCGGGATACTTCGGCAAGGGCATCCCATGCATCGACTGGGAGAAAGGTGAAAATTCCGCGTGGTGCAATACCGGCTACCTCAAGCAGCTTGTCCAGCGAGTCATCGACCGCACGGGAGTAAAGCCGCTCATTTACGCTTCGGCTGGGCCCTTCCCGTGGGACGTCGCGAAGGCTCTCAATTGCGGCGCATGGGTCGCGCAGTTCGCCGACAACAACGCCACCGGCTATCAGGATGCTCCATGGAACGAGGGAGCCTACTCCTGCGCCATTCGCCAGTACTCTAGCCATGGCAGGCTCCCCGGCTACTCTGGAAACCTCGACCTCGACAAGGCATACATGGACGCCGCCGCGTGGGCAAAGTACGTGGGCGCGGCAAGCGCTCCGGCACCTGCACCGGCTAGGAAGAGCAACGAGCAAATCGCTGACGAGGTAATCGCAGGCCAGTGGGGCAATGGAGACGATAGGCGCAACCGTCTCGCAAGTGCCGGATATAATTACGATGCCATCCAGTCAATCGTCAATGCAAAGCTCCAGCCTTCGAAGAAGAGCAACGAGCAGATTGCAAACGAGGTCATCAATGGCGCATGGGGCAACGGAAACGACAGGCGCAACAGGCTCGCTCAGGCAGGCTATGACCCGGACGCTATCCAGTCAATCGTGAACGCGAAGCTGGGCGCATCGGCTCCGGCCCGTAAGACCTACACGGTCAAGAGCGGCGATACCCTGTCCGGCATCGCTGCCAAGTACGGCACGTCGTGGCAGAACCTCGCAAAGCTGAACGGACTCGCCAACCCCAACCTCATCTATCCCGGACAGGTTCTCACGGTCGGGTAACCGGCTGTAAATCATCTGAGCAGGACAACCAAGCGGGTCTCGTCTAGTCGGCGAGGCCCGTTGCCGATTGAGGGGGAGGACGCACACGGGAACATACAGGGCATGCAGCAGGTGCGGGAAGATTCACGCATACGACGAGCCTTGCCCGAGGAAGAAGCCAGCCTACAGCTACGAGAGGACGGGAGCGGACAGGCTGCGCTTCACCTCAAGGTGGAAGAGGAAGAGCCTACAGGTGCGGGACGATGCGCACTGGATGTGCGAGGTGTGCAGGGACCAAGGGAAGGTAACGACCGAGGGGCTTGAGGTCCATCACATCGAGAAGCTGCGCGATGACCCGGACGGGTTGATTGAGGACGAGAACCTCGTGTGCCTATGCATGATGCATCACAGGATGGCGGACGATGGCGAGCTGACGAAGGGCTACCTGCGATGGCTTGCGGCCAAGAGGATTGAGGGCCGCTAATCGTCCTATGCCGATAACCTGTTGAAAACTCTGTCGATAACTAGGGGGGAAACAACCCCCCCCTACCCTACGGGGAATTCGGGCGCGCTGCCGCGC